TTTTATCCGAAGGGCTTTTTCTTTGTTCAGGGGGCAAATAAGGGGCAAACTTTTATAAAATATTTTTCATTACTTTATCAAGGACATTGATTGCTTCATCTTTCATATTCTTTGTGACGTGGGTGTAGATGGAAGTAGTCACTTCTGAATCGGAATGACCCACCCTATCCATAATTGTCTTGAGTGGGATTTTATTTTCTGCTAAAATACTAATTGTAGTATGTCTGAATATGTGCGGAGATATATGTTTAGGAATAGGTTTTTTTAGTCTTTCGTTTGCTCTTTGAAGAGACTTGCTTAGAATTGAACTATGGATAGGTTTACCAGTGTTTGTGACAAAAATACGGTTACTCTTGTACCAATCTGGATCTGTTTTTTCACTGAGCTGGTTCAGTTCAATCATCTGATCAAGAATTTCAATTTCTCTTTTCGTTAAGTGTGTAGTCCGAAAACTTGCAAAGGTTTTAGTCCCGTCATCATCTGGGATATATCGATTGAAGGTTGTATGGATATCAAGTGTTTTCGTTTCTTTGTGATATTTGTCTAGTGTAAGACCAGCTAACTCTCCGACACGGCATCCGTTTAGAATCATGAACTCACAAGCTAAGGCATATCTTAGTGTGATATCTTTTCGATAGAGTTCTTTCAAGATTGCTTTATATTCTTTTGGTTCAAGGTATTTGTCTTTGGCATTTTTAATCTGCTGCAATGATTGTTTTCTTCTTGGTAACTTTGCTTTCCTAGCTGGGTTATTCTCAATAAATCCTTGGTCGATAGCATAGTCAAAGAAGACATTTAGAACGGATTTTACACGATATTTTTGAGTATACGTCCATTCTTCAGTATCAAGCAACCTTTGAATCAATCTTACATCCATATTTTCTATCTTAGTGCCTTTTTCAACTTTGTCCAATATTCTATTATAGGTTGCTAACATAGTCTTATATGTGCTTAGTTTTATTTGTTTCTGATGAAATTCCCACCATTCAGAGAAAACTGTATGGAATAAAGCAGAAGCAGTGGTCAGTTTTTGGAGTACGTTTTCTATTTTATCGTCTAGCAATTTCTGAGCTTCCTTCTTTGCTCTTGATGATCCAGAGTCAAGAGTAACAGACACCCTTTTCCATTTCTCAGTGTAAGGGTCTTTATACCGTTCAAAAAATTTATATTTTCCGTTTGGTAATTCTTCCATCCACATTGATTTTTTCCTCATTTCTTGATAAAATGGGTATAAGAAAATGACCTTTTGAATGGTTATTTCCTATACAGTACACCCCACATTCTAGCTTGCAGGCGAGTGTGGGGATTTTTTAGTTTGATAAAAAAATTAAAATGGCAATTCTTCGGCAATATCTTTTTCTAAATTCCAATTTTTTAGCAACCCTTGAAAATAGTAGCTTGATTTTCCACCGCAATCAGAACAGTAACGAGAATTGCCAGATAGTATAGTTTTACAACCACCTTCCAAAAAATCCTCAATTGGTAATGCGTATCCACGGGTATCATAATTGGATTTATAATTACCAAGGCAAATATTTCTTGTGTATATACCACAAACGTTGCAATAATTCTTACTGTCTAATTCCTCATTTTCACAGTTAGGGCAAATAGTAGGATATCCATCTAAATCTAAATCATATTTTCTATATCTCATACGTTCTTTTTCTTTCTCTCTATTCTCTAAATAAGCTTCTAACGTTGTTGTTCCTTTTGGTTGTTGAGTAGAACAGATATGACAGTATCTTGAATTCCTATCTATTTTGCTACAACAAGTTCTACAAATTCTGGTACTTTTACTTATAGTGATATATCTAGAAAATTTCTTTTCAACCTCATGGCCTTCTTTTACCAATCCAAAAGTTTGCATAGATTTCAGATTTTTAATGACATAATTTGCAACAGAAAATGAAACTTGGAAAACGTTTTGGATGAATTGGTCATTCATAGAATGAAAAAACATCACATAATTTCCAAGGATTGGAAAAGGCACTAAAAGATGCTTACCAAAAAAATTTGCTTCACGCTCAAACTCGTTGTATTCTGAGTTCGTCAAATTATATCTTGATATGATAGTCTTATCTGTTATCTCATTATGACGTAAAACGTAATGACCTAGCTCATGAGCTATCGTAAAACGGATACGTTCTTTACTGGTTACAGTATCATTATAAAGCAAAATATAGGTATCAGTAGGCTCTTGATACCATAAAGCGCCATCATCGCTTTGTAGAAGATTTGTGACTTCTTCTAGTTCCAATCCATGTTGCCTAGCAAAAGCAGAGTATTTCATTAAATACAAATTATCTATTTGATTGATAATATAGATTAGATTAACTGGTAATTGACCATCTGTATACTTGTTTAAAAAGTCGTAAGCTAGATTTTGTAGCTCTTTATAGCTAAGTTTTCTATAGGTCGTGCTCGTTGTCACCACCTCCACTTAGAACATCTTGAAACGTTAGATCCATAAGTTGTAGCAATCTTTCTTGATCTGCCACACTTAGAGATTTGGCTTTTCGTTGAATAGATCGCAATTGTGGGGTGTCGGAAGTCGAGCCTATTCCCTTGCTACCTGATGCAACATTTGGATTATCAGTCCTGCCTAGCAGGTAGTCGGTGGACACATTGAAATAGTCGGCGATTTCTTGTAGGCGGTCAGAGTTTGGGGTTTTTGTTTTTAAGGTATAGAAATAATTGGTACTATACCCTAGACTTTCTTCTAACTTTGCTAAAGAAATACCCCTACTTTTTGCTAATTCTTTAATTTTTTCTAGCGTCGAAAACATTGATACATCAACCTTTCTATGACGTCACAAAAAATATTCTAAAAAAATCTAGAAAAAAGTATTGACATTATCTAGAAAAAAGTATAGAATAGTTTTTGTAAGTAAGTTACAACTAAAAAAACAACTAAAAAATAAATCATAAAAATGTTTTGGCGAACAGTATTTGTGGATTTATTAGTGTTTTTATTATGCTTTCATTTTAGACTTTATTATAGATTTTGTCAAGTAATAACACAAATAAAGTTTAATTTTTAGTTGTTTCTTATTTACATAAATTAGGGATAAGGAGGAACATATATGCCAGATATCGCAAACGGTCGTGAGAAAGTTAATGCTTTTTTGAAAGACAAGGGCATTAAAAAAACAACTCTAGCGGTTGCTTATGGCTTTAAACGACAGGAAGTGACAAATATTCTTAGTGGAACGACTAAAGGTCCACGAGCGAACAGTTTTATTCTTCAGGTTATTGAAGATTATGGGATTGAGTAGAAAGGAGAAGTACCATGAATGAAGTTTTTAACTTTCACGGGCAAGAGGTCCGTACGGTAACTATTGATAATGATCCGTATTTTAGCAACGCGGATGTGTGTAAAATCTTAGACATAAACAATCCAAGTCAAGCTTTGAAAAGGCTTAAACAAGATGGGGTCATTACAAATGAGGTCATCGATGGCCTTGGAAGAAAGCAAGATATGAAATTTGTTTCTGAGAGCAATCTATATAAATTGATTTTTCAGAGCAAGAAAAAAGAAGCGGAAGCTTTTACAGACTGGGTGACCAGTGAAGTTTTGCCAGCTATCCGCAAACACGGTCTTTATGCTATTGATGATCTGCTGGAGAATCCAGACATGGCAATCGCAGCACTTCAGAAGCTAAAAGAAGAACGACAACTACGTCTGAAAGCACAGGAAGAAGTGGCTCAAAAGAATCAAATCATTCAAGAACTACAACCTAAAGCATCTTATTATGATTTGGTATTACAAAACAAATCGCTAGTGGCAATTTCTGTAATTGCAAAAGATTATGGAATGAGCGCAAAAAAATTGAATAAGATTCTCCATGAATTGAAAATTCAATTCAAACAAGGGAATACTTGGCTCTTGTATCAAAAATACGCAGGTAAAGGTTATACTCAATCAAAAACTCACACAATTGATGCAGATTATAGCAAGATGCATACATACTGGACTCAAAAAGGGCGTTTGTTCCTTTACGATTTACTTAAAAATAAAAAAGGAATTTTGCCACTGATTGAGCAAAAAGATGTGGCTTAATTCAAAAAAAGCACCTAACAAAGTCAGGCGCTTACTAAAATAACTACTTGAATTATAACACAAAAAGAAAGGAAAATCCATGCCTAAGGTAGAAATTACTTACAAACCAGTAGGAATTAACGAAAAAGCAACTCATGGCGACTACAAACACCTTTGCCAAATGTGGGAAGGTCTGACAGTTGGAACTGCTAAAGTTTGGGCAACTGAGATGAGAGAACACCCAGATTTTAAACAATTTATTGATAATCCAACACATAAAATTGTATTTATCAATTACGAAGGTTTTCGCCTTTTCGTGAAATGGAAAAGCAGAAATCGTTACCGTTCAAAAAAAGAGTCACTAGCAGAAATGCTAGAAAATCTTAAAAAAGAAAAACAATTGGGAGTTTTAACATGAAGTTACTAGACAAAATCACAAAATGGTTTTTCAACGCAACAAAAATCGAAGTCAACACCGACTGGCGATTGGTTTCGTTGGATACAAATAGAGAAAACATAGACTTGAAAGAGCAGCTAAAAGAAGTCAACCAACGATACCATGACAAGTGTGTTGAAAATGAAATCTTGTATCAGCGTATTGAAAAACTAGAACAACTTTTGGAGGTATAGAGAATGACAGAACCAAATATCATAAGCCAACTACTCGGATTTGCAACAACCTTTATTTGCTTGTTTGTGGCATTGATGTTCATTGAAAACAAAGAGCAAAAACGACAAAAACAAGCGAAAGAACAAGAAAAGTTAGATCAAGCAATTATTGAAGTCTACCAACAAGGTAGAAACCAGTTCAATAATATCGCCCGCCAAAACATTCGTAATTGTGACAGACAATTTACATACGATGTACAACCACCTGTCGGTTTATCGAAGAAACAAAAACAAGGAGCATAAAATGGTACGAAATAAATTAACGGATTTAACAAATACGCTCTTTGCTCAATTGGAAACATTGGACGATAGGGATCTTACGTCAGATGAATTGAAGATTGAGCTGCAGCGTTCTAAACAGATGGTCGCTATTTCAGGCCAAATCTTACAAGCAGGACAGCTCGCCCTGGATGCTGAGAAGTTCAAGGATAAGGTAGGTGAAGTCAATGCCCCAATCGCTTTGCTGGAAGGATGAATACACCGAATACATGCATGAGATTTGCCCTGGTCGATTAACTCCAGAAGTAACTAGGCTACTAAATGAGAAATTCGGAACGAACTACACAAAAGCTCAAATAGGCGGTGTTCGTGGACGTCTAGGATTGTTTGTTGGAAATACGGCATTTCGAAATAAATTACTGAATAAGAAGCAGCATGATTATTTTTTAAACAATCAACAAGGCAAGTCGGCCCAGGCAATGGCTGATGAAATGAACGAAAAATTTGGATTGTCGCTAACTAGTAGCCAGATAAGAAGCTATAGAAGAAATAATAATCTTTATAGCGGGTTGACGGGAAGATTTGAGAAAGGTCGAACCCCTCATAATAAGGGCAAGAAATACCCTAATATGCCAAGGAACAGTGGGCAATTTCAAAAAGGTAGCAAGCCGCCGAATTATGTCCCCGTCGGAACAATCAACTATACAACAGATGGCTACCCAAAAGAAAAAATCGGGGAGCCTAATAAATGGGTATTGAAACATCGTAAAGTTTGGGAAGATAATTTTGGGCCAATCCCAGAAGGTCATTCGGTTTGTTTTCTGGGCGGAGATAAAACCAACTATGATATCTCTAACCTCATTCTTCTATCGCGAGAGGAACTCATTCGAATGAATCACAACGATTATTTTAGCACGGATCCAGAATTGACCAAGCTAGGAGCAGGTATCACAAAATTAACTAGAAAAATAAAACAACAGGAGTAAAAAATGGTAACAATCAACAAACTGGAAATCGAAAACGTCAAGCGCGTTAAAGCGGTTAAATTAGAACCGTCAGCGACTGGTTTGACAATTGTCGGTGGAAATAACAACCAAGGGAAAACAAGCGTACTAGACGCGATTGCTTGGGCGTTAGGTGGCAATAAGTTTAAACCTAGCCAAGCACAACGGGAAGGAAGTACAATCCCACCTAGCTTAAAAATCACGCTATCAAATGGCTTGATTGTGGAGCGCAGCGGTAAGAATAGCACCCTCAAGGTCATCGACCCAAGTGGCAACAAGGCCGGTCAAAACTTGCTGGATAGCTTCGTAGAAGAGTTGGCTATCAATTTACCAAAATTCATGGAGCAGACCAACAAAGAAAAAGCAAAAACTTTACTACAAATCATCGGAGTTGGTCCGCAGTTGGTTGAATTGGAAATGCAGGAAAAGGCCAAGTATGACGAACGCCATGCAATTGGTGTGATTGCTG